CTGAAAATGTAGTACAAAAAAACAATAGAGTGCAATCTCCCGTAGCAGGAGTTTCTCGTAAAAAAGGAACACCTTCTAATAGAGTTAAACTCACTAGTGATGATTTATCAACAGCTAAAACTTTTGGTATTGATATTAATGATGAAGTGGCACTAAAACGATTTGCTAAAGAAGTAAAAAGCTTTAGCGACACAGGACAATAGAAAGGAGCCTGATAATATGAATAAAGATAATAAAATAAACAATGAAACTAGAGTAGAAAAATCTACTGTAGCTTCAAAATGGCGACCGAGTAACTTATTAGAAGCGCCTGAACCAAGACCTGGTTTCGCTCAGAGATGGGTAGCAACTATGGTGTTAGGACAGGAAACGCCTACGAATGTAGCTAAACGGTTGAGAGAAGGTTGGCAACCAAGAGACATTAAAACTGTCAAAGATGGTCAACATTTTCCAACGATAGAACATGGCAAATTCGCTGGGCATATAGGAATAGAAGGAATGGTACTTTGTGAAATGCCAACAGAAATGGTTAATCAAAGAAACGAGTATTATGCTAACATGACTGATAACTTAATGACATCAGTTGAGCAAGATATGAATCGTGCAGAAACACCAGGCCAACCTATTCAAAGGTCTTTTAAATCTAGAGTTAGTTCGGAAGGCAATTAACAACTAACAAAGGAAACTAAAAATGGCAAACTTAAATGCAGCAAATGGTTTTACACCATTGAGACATTTAACAGGTGGCGTTATTAGAGCCAACGAATATCCGATACTAAGTGGCTTTGCAGCTAACTTAGCATCAGGTGATCTTGTAACATTAGGTGCTAATGGTACATTAATAAGAGGCACAGCGGGCGGAGTAGCTCTTGGTGTTTTTTATGGCGTTGAGTATATAGCGACAGACGGTTCTGTTAAATTTGAAAAAGTTTGGAATACAGGTACAGTAACTAAAGATGCAGTTAATGCTAAAGGTTATGTGTATGATGATCCAAACATTACTTATAAAGTTCAAGTAAACGGTACTATGGTATCAACTGCGGTTGGTGCTTTAGCTAACGTAACTATTGGAACTTTTAATTCAACCTACGGACATTCAACTGATGAATTGGATTTTGCAACTCTTGCAACAACTGCAAAAGTTTTAAGAATCCTAAGATTAATTGATTATCCTAACAATGCACTAGGCGCTGACGCAGATATAGAAGTTGTAATAAACTTATCTCTATATGGAACTCAGAACGCTGGTGTTTAACCTTAACAATAGGAGTTAAAAATGGCTTTAAACAGAGCACTTTTTACCAAACAGCTCAATCTAGGTTTAAACACCGTGTTTGGTATGGAATACGATAGATATCCAGAACAATGGAGATCATTATATTCTACAGAGCAATCAATGAAAGCATTCGAAGAAGATGTACAAATTATCGGATTCGGTGCTCCACCAACTAAAGCTGAAGGTGCCATGATCAATTATGATTCTGGCAGAGAAGGCTTTGTCTCAAGATACGTGCATGAAACTGTCGCTTTAGCTTTTGCGATTACAGAAGAAGCTGAAGAAGATGGCTTGTATGGTTCTCTAGGCGCTAAATACGCAAGAGCACTAGCAAGATCAATGCAACAAACGAAAGAGATAAAAGGTGCAAATATCTTCAATACTGCAACAACTACTTCATTGGGAGGAGACGGCCAAGCTTTACTTGACCCTTTACACCCACTTGGCGGTGGTGGTACTGCATCTAACATCCTAGGCACACCTGCGGATTTATCTGAAACGTCTTTAGAGACACTTTTAGTTCAAATCTCAACTGCTGTAGATGATAGAAGTATACCTATTGCTTTATCAGGAAGAAAACTTGCAGTTCCACCTCAATTGGTGTTCGTTGCTGAAAGAATTATCAAGTCTAATTTAAGACCTGGTACTGCTGACAACGATATCAATGCAATGAGAAACATGGGTATGATACCTGAAGGTGTAGTAGTAAATCAAAGATTTACTAACCCTGATCAGTATTTTATCTTAACTGATTGTCCAGATGGAATGAAACACTTCGTTAGAGCACCAATCAAAAAAGCTGTTGAAGGCGATTTTGAAACTGGTAACCTAAGATACAAGTGCAGAGAAAGATACAGCTTCGGTTTTACAGACTGGAGAGGTGTATACGGATCTGAAGGCGTAGCATAATAACTAATTAGTACTAGGCGTAGCAATACGCCTAGTATTTTTAATACTAACCCAAACGACTGCGAAAGCAGACTATTATAAGGAGATAGACTATGGGAACTACTACATTTTCTGGCCCAATTAAGGCTGGAACAATTAAAGAAACAACTGGAACTATAGTAGGTTCAGATGTAAAAAATACAGGACAAGTTGTAATGGCACAAACATTTTCAACAGGTACTACACTTGCTGGAGGAGCTTCTGCTGCAAATGCAACTACTGTTGTTATTCCTGCTAATTCACAAATCATAGATATAGTAATTGATAAGCCAATAGTAATGGCCGGTGCTACATGTGTTTTTAGTATTGGTGCTACAGTTGGAGGCAATGCTATTTTTCTTAATGCATTTTCTGTCACGATAGCTTCTGGCGTTGGCCGAGCATATCCTACGGTAGAAGCTGGTGGTACATTAGCTTGGGCTGATACTGGAAATAAAGATTTGAAACTTACATTTACAACTACT